GATGAGCTATGAGTTACCACCATTTCCACTTATTGAAGAAAAGAGAAACAGAATACCACTAAAATTTCAAGATGATATAGCTTATCTGTTAGACCCCAAAAGTTTTGAAGAATAAATCCCGGGTTTACCGCATTGATTAAAACCAAGTTTTCCTTTAAATCACTTACAACTTCCAGTTTTGCAATATTTACACATTCAACGCATTCCGTGTCAACCGATAAATCTCCAACCGTGACAGTGCCTTCGGCGATTGATTCGTCTGATTCACCGTTTTCCGGTTGTCGGTATTGTAATAATTGTTCACCGTTCCACCGGAACTGTCGGGCAGCATTGCTCCGGAAATCCCATGCAAGCTGTAATTCAGATCAGAATCCATGGTCAGCTGCATGGCCTTCGCCACACCGCCCACGGCTTTCTCCACATACTTCTTGCTCTTGTCGATGCCGTCTGCCAGCCCTTTCATAAAGTCCGGCATCCAACTCTCGTAGTCTGTCAGCGGACCTTTGTCCGGTACAGAGAAGTGCAGGAAATCCCGAATGGTATCGGCAACATTGGTGACGCAGTCCGCCAGCCAGCCGATGGCACTCTGAATGCCATCAATGATTCCCTGAATGATGTCCCGTCCCCAGTTCCAAGCATCGGAAGCCAGTCCCCTGATATATCCCACAGCGGCATCGAATCCATTCTGAATGGTGGACTGGATACCACTGATCTTATCAGAAACTGCAGAATGGATGTTGTCCCAGATGCTGGACACCGTAGAAGAAATGCTCTGCATCACGTTGGAAATGGTGCTCTTGATGCTGTTCCAGATGTTAGATACCACCGATTGGATGGCGTTCAGAACATTGGAAACCGCAGAAGAAATCTGATTCCAGATGGAAGAAACCACATTCCAGATTGCTGACAAAACAGAAGAAATGAAACCAGATACCGCATTCCAAACCGTAGTCACCACATCTTGAATCGCTGTCAAAACCGTGGAAATTGTAGTAGAGATGGCATTCCAGATGGTTTCAAAGGTTGTTCGGATGCCCTCTAAAATGGGTGTTAAAAACGCCACGATTGCATTCCAAATGGCACTGATCTTCTCCGAGATCCAGTCCATCACTCTGCCCACAATGATCTGGATGGCTTCAAAAATCGTCTGAAACAGATAGCCAAATGCTGTGATTAGCGGTTCTAAGGTGGTGTAAATGGCATTCCAAACGGTCGTAATGACGTTATAAATTGCCTGAAAAACCGTAGAAACCACATTGTAAATGGCATTGAAAATCGTGCTGAAAAAGTTGTAGATCGCTGTAAAAATGGTGGTGAAGAAGTCCCGAATTGCTGTAAATACAGTCGTTGCCACCGTCTGAATGGCAGTGACAATAGCGGTGAATGTATTGGAAATGGATGTCCAGGTGTTGACGAAAAAGTCCCGGATTCCGGTAACAATTCCCGTGAAGAAGGAAGCAATGCTGTTCCATGTATCTACGAAAAATGTTTTGATGGAAGTCCAGACTTCGTTCCAGCTTGTTCCAAACCACCCCAGCACCACATCGGCAATGCCTTTCAGGGTATTCATGATATTACGGAACGTGTTGACAACGAAATTCCAGATAGACGTAAAAATACCCTTGATGCCATTCCAGCACTGCTCCCAGTCACCAGTAAACAGACCAATCAGAACATCCAGCAGCCCCAGAAGAACGCCAGTAAACTCTGAAAAGATGTTGGAGATGTTTTGAAAGACACCTTCAAAAATAGGGGCTAACAGATTGCATAGTCCATCCCATGCCGCTTTCAGCACATCGGTGAAACTCTCAAAATCGAATCCCAGAGCATTTATCCGGTCAGTGATGCCCTGTGTCAATCCAGTAAAGGTGCTTTTGATTTGCTCCCAGATGGCGATGATATTGCTTTTGAATTCGTCATTGGTTTTCCAGAGATGCACAAAGGCAGCCACCAAAGCGGCAACAGCTGCGATAATGGCGAGCAGCGGACCTAATGACACACCCAACGCTCCGGTAATGGCTCCGATGCCACTTTGCACAGCCGAGAAAAGGGCGGGCAGTTTGGACACTGCGGAAAAGACCATCCCCACGCTAGAAATGGTCTTTCCAAGCACCACCAGCATCGGACCCAAAGCAGCAGCCACCAGTGCAATTTTCGCAATGGTTTCTTTGGTCTGCGGATCCAGTTGATTCAGCTTGTCCACCAGTTCCTGAATATGGGAAACAATGGAGCGAATGGTGGGCATCAGGATGTCAGAAAAGGAAATCGCCAGTTCTTCCAGCTGGGACTTCAAGATGGTTACTTGTCCGGCAAGGTTATCCTGCATGACCGCCGCCATTTTTTCAGTTGTGCCATTGTAGCCGTCTACCGTATCCGAACAGGTGTCAATGGCATTGGACAGTTTTTCAAAGTCCGCCGGTGAACCGTTGATGATCGCCAGCATACCGGACATGGCCTCTTTGCCAAACAGTGAGGCAGCCGCCTGTGCCTGTTCTGCCTCAGAAAGTCCGCCCAATTTCTGACGGAGTTGTTCCATGAGTTCCCGCAGAGAATACATCTTGCCGGAACTATCCGTCAGAGAAATGCCGTACTGTTCCATGGCAGATGCTACCGTGTCTGTCGGCTTTGCCAGATTGGTGATAGCGGAACGCAGTGCTGTACCAGCCTGTGAGGATTTGATACCGGCGTTTGCCATCAGTCCGATGGCAATGGCAGAGTCTTCAGCAGAGTATCCCAAAGAGCCCAGTACCGGAGCGGCATACTTGAAAGTTTCGCCCATCATGCTGACGTTCGTGTTCGCATTGGACGATGCCGCCGCCAAAACATCAGCAAAATGACCGCTGTCGGCAGCAGATAAGCCGAAAGCGGTCAGAGCGTCTGTTACAATATCCGAAGTTGTCGCCAAGTCCTCACCCGAAGCGGCAGCGAGATTCATGATGCCCTCGATACCTTCCAGCATATCGCCGGTTTTCCAGCCTGCCATCGCCATGTAGTTCATGGCATCAGCAGCCTCACTTGCAGAGAACTTCGTTTTACTGCCCATTTCACGAGCCTTTTCCCGGAGAGCATCCATCTCTGAACCGGTCGCCCCCGAAACAGCTGCCACCTTTGACATGGCAGAATCGAAATCCGCACCAGTTTTCACGGCAATGGTTCCCAGAGCCGTGACACCAGCAGTGACCGGCAGCAGCTTTTGTCCCACACCGGAAATTTTGTCCCCGGCGGACTGCAGCGTTTCACCCAGAACACCCATCTTTTCCAAGGCGGTGTGAGAATTGTTTGCTTCTGTGGTCAGGCGTTTCAGTTTGTTTTCGGTTTCGATGATCTCACGCTGCAAAGCATCATACTGCTGCTGTGAGATTTCGCCGTTTGCAAGAGCGGTGTTTGCCTGTTCTGCGGCAGTTTTTAGTACTTCCAGCTTTTCTTTGGTAGCTGTCACCGCATCGGCGAGGAGCTTGTGCTTCTGCGAGAGCAGTTCCGTGTTGGAAGGATCGAGTTTCAGCAGCTTCTGGACATCTTTCAGCTGTGTCTGCGTGCCTTTGATGTCTTTGTTGACACCTTCCAGTGCCTTGGACAGCTTGGTGGTATCGCCGCCGATTTCTACGGTGATGCCCTTGATGCGGTTTGCCATGTAATCACCTCAGTTCTAAAAAATTATCAGCTTTTTTATCAGCAAATCTATTGACATTTCTGCAAAAATGACGTATACTATAAGTGGAGGTGTAGCGTATGAATATTATTGCAGCAATTCAAAATACCATTTCTATTTCGCAGTTCAATCGTGGACTTGCAGGAAAAATTTTTCAGGATGTCAAAAACAGCGGTGCAAAAGTTGTTATGAAAAACAATGCACCGGAATGTGTGCTTCTTTCTCCGGATGAATATGTCAGCCTGATGGATGAAGTGAATGATGCTCGCTTGCTCACTCTGGCTGTAAAACGAATGGAAAAATTCAATCCGGAAGAAACAATTCCGGAAGAAAAAGTTATGAAAGACCTCGGAATCACAGACGA